CCGCAACGGTTGACAGCGTCGATCGAGGCGGTGTTGGAACCACTTAAGATCCGTGTGATCAGTAAGGGCCCAGCGTTGAACTACTATCTTTCTAAACCTTTCCAGGTTGCTTTGCATTCAGTAATGCGAGAGCGATCGGAATTCCGTCTGATCGGACGGCCGGCGTTCGCCGATGATTTACTCGACCTTTGGAATAATAGGGTTGAGACGGGGGAGGGGGTTCTCAAGAATTTTAGTATTGATTACTCGGCTGCTACTGATAATCTCAGTGCACGGCTCTCACGTCGGATCTTCGAGCGGGTAACCGACGGCTATCCCGAGGAGTGGAGGAATTTGTGGTTGTCGACACTGGCACCGCATCGAATTCTCTATCCCTCACACCTAGATGAAGAGATCGAACCAGTCGACCAGCAGACCGGACAGCTTATGGGCTCAATAACCTCATTTCCTGTTCTATGCCTGGCGAATCTGGGCCTGTATCTGTATCTGATACGTGATGATCCGAGGCCTCTCTACAAGAAATTGAAGGGGGTTTTGGTGAACGGTGATGATATGGCATACGTGGCGCCGGAGTCACTTTGGGAACAGCACAACTTACTTGGTAAACGTGTTGGCCTCGAAATGTCTCTGGGGAAGGCGTACATGGATTCCTTCTTTCTCAACATCAACTCGACATGCTATCATTTCGATCTAACTGTCAGTAATCCGACTCCTTGTGAGGTAAGATATCTGAACTCCGGCTTGTATTTCGGCCAGGGTAAAGTGATGAATAAGGTAGCTGATGACGCTTCAGGTGAGTCAAGTCGCAAGGCCTATGCCGTTGTGACTGAATTCATCAGGGGCGCATTGCCTGGAAAGGGGTCAGACGTCCTCTCCCAATATCTAGCCAAGTGGTCGGCAGAGATTCGGGAAGAGTGTCGTGGGCGAAATCTATTCGTACCAGCGTCGCTGGGCGGTATGGGTCAAGTAGCTCCCCCTGACTGGGACATCGGGTTAACTTCTCTTCAGAGACAGATTGCGTATTTACGCGCCCAGAGTGATCATGCGTGGCTCGGATTCGGTCCGATGCCAGCACGTGACATTCCGACGGTGACGTTGTCTGTTTCAGCTCCGTGGCTTGTGACATCGAGAGATGTTGCCAGTCTTCGGAGCTCCGTCCCTCGAGGTACACCAAT